TAGTTGTCGTTACTAGAAGTTCAAATTCAACTTTTTGAGCAGCCATCGCAATTCCTTAAAGACAGAAGGTAAAAATTAAGCTTGGTTTGGGGCAAAAAACGTCTTAAAACGTTGGCACAATGCGGTCACGTTGTAGTCCTTTGCCCAAAGAGAATCGAATATTAACGCAAAATACTCATGCTCTTTTGTTAACGAAGTAATTGTATCAACTATTTCTTGAGTTTCCTCATCTTTCAACTTGATGTCCAAACCGCCGATCCCTTGAATGTTCTGCAAGAAAAAGGTTTTCAACTTGGCTTTTAGGTCTTCATCGTCAAAAGAATCTAAAAGGTCTTGAACTGACTGCTCACTGATTGCTTCAAGGCTTTCAAGTTTGCCTTGCCAAGCAAGAATCGCTTTTTCGATCTGCTTATAGATAGCTTGAAACTCTTTATCCTTGAGTTTCTTTTTTGTATACTCCCAGTTTTCAATTTCCACCGTGAAGGTGAAATCCGTATCCCCAGCTTTACCAATTATAATAAGAGGTAAAAGTTTTGGTTGCGTCAAGAAGGGAATTACTTTCTTAGTCATAAAGACTCCTTAATTTTTGTTGAATGGTTAGGGTTTCTTGAAGGTATGCCTTCAAATCTTTATCTTTATAGTAAGTCTTCCAAAAAGTAAGTACCAAATCAGAAGGCGGATTTCCCTCGAAAGTTGAGAAGCCGAGTAAGATTTTATTTACCTCAAATAAATCTTCCGCGCTTTCAAATAAAGGAAATTTGCCTTCTTCTTTTCTATAAGTTTCCCAGTAATAGGAAGAAAAATCTTTTAAAGCATAGGTCTCTACAAGAGACATTTCTTCTTCTTCTTTTAATTCAGAAGAGGCTTTACTTTTAAGTTCTTCCAGAAGTAATCGTTCAAATTTCTGCTGTTCTGTTTCTGAAGCTTCAAATTCTACCAAAGCTTCCATCTTTTTATCTTCTTTCTTTAAAACAAGAGCCTTCTTTTTTTCCTCCTTAAGAAAGCTTAGATAATTTAATAAGTTTGCATAAGCTAAACTTTCAGGTTTCTTTTCTTGACAAAGGAAAAAATACCATTTTTTTAGCATTTCTTCAAAAACCAAAGCTTGCTTTACATACATCGCTAGTTTACTATCTTGCACTTGAAAAAGCAACCCATCATGAAACAAATGGATAAAGCTGATGTTTTCAAGTAACAGATTCTCAAGTCGCTCCAAGTCTTTTCTAAAGGATAGTCCAAAAAGAGCTTCGATTTCTTGCTTACAAGAAAGCTTTTTTTCTAAACTTAAAGCCCAAAAACCTACAATGGTTTTGTAACCTTCTTTTTCCTCAAAAGATAAAAGCTCTATTTCTTTGTGCTTATAGTACATAAAATTGGAGGGAGTTTTTACTCCCTCCCTCCGTCCTTTTTACGTTAAGGTTTTACAGTAAAGTCAAAGTGAAGCTTTTAACGGTTACTTCAAGTGTTCTTTCCGCAGAATTTGCTTGAGAAGAGCTTGGACTTTCATTTGTCAAAACCCCTCTCAAATCTACGATATACTTTAAACCTTGTAGATTACCACATTGAAGTTTAAATTTTACTGGTTGATTCAGCAAAGTTTTGTAATCCAACGAAAGTCCGCCATCTGTATCAGTGGTATCTCCATCAATAACTATGAAAGTAGCTTTTCTTCCTACAGACTCTGTAGAAACTTTATGATGTGCTTCTGTCGCTAAAACTTCACGATCAGCTTTTATGCCAGCCATATTCGGCAGAGAAAACTCTTGAAGCAGAATATTTTGATTAACAAAAGAAGCATCCTCTAAAACCAGAGAGCAGAAAGTAACATTATCGCCACTCATTTGAGGCATGGTCTTTAAGCGAGCTGAGGTAAAACCGATAACATTTCCTTCAGCAACAGAAACATCTCCTGGATTTCCAGCGAAAGTAAAGTTTAGTTGTGGAGGCTCATTAGCCTTTATGCTCAAGTCCAGAGTAGTGACTAAGGCCCTAATGAAAGCAGTAACTTTCTTAATAGTACCACGCTCATTAAACTGCACAAGCTCCCCACTTAACCTAGAAAGATCGCCTATACCAGTATCGGATACAATCATTCTATCATAAACAGGAGTAAGTTTATTTGGTAAGAAAGTAGCGTCAATCGCCAAAGCCGCCAAATCATCCAATAAAGCTCCAGTTGCTGCGATTCGTGTATATAAAGTATCTCTTGTAACCATTCTTGCTGACAAATTACCCCAAACACTTTCCAACTCTGCTTGAAGGGCTTCAAAAGCAGCTTTAGCTACTGGATTAGAGTTGGTTAAAGCCGCTAAGGCCACTACTATGGCTGCTCTTGCTGCGGAAGTTTCATATACAGTAACCAACGGAGGAACTATGGTTAATTTGAAGTCTGTTTGTGTAGAACTCCAAGTAATTTCCCAACTTGCCTGACTTCCAGTTTTAGTAACTGAGATTTGGTCAGTATCTAAACGAGTACCAAAACTATAAGTAGTCGTAATAGTCCCAGTCAAGTCTGTGTTTGTTCTAAATTTATCCGCAACCTGCGCGGAAGTCATAGTTACTCCGGTAGTGTTCGTAAAAGTTCTACCGTTTATTGTAAGACTTTTACCATTTCGTAGAACCGTAATAAGTTCTACATAACCAAGCCCATCACTAGCCCCAGCATAAGTTTTTACCGCTTCGGTGGCTTCAAGGTATTTACCTTGAGCTAAATAAGAACTAAACTTTTGCTTCCCAAAAACTAAGTTTTTGTATATAGAGCCAGAACTATGATAACTGGCGATAAGATTTTGTTCAGAGGCAAGTACCAAAGCAGCTAAGTCTGTTAAAGCTGCCAATCCTTCTGTACCAATAGGCAGCCTTCTTAGAGCTGTAATGAGATTCTGCATTGTGTTAGTCAAAGCCAACGCCGCATCTCTTTCAGTATTTTGATCGGCGTGGAAAGCAAAGGCAGCATCAAACAAAGCATCTATTGTGTCTGGTAAACCTAGAGTTAGGACAAAAGTTGGAGCCATGCCAGCCGCAACAAAAACTGGATACAGTTCTGGAACATTAATTTGGTTTCCAGAGCCAGTTGTCGCGCTTCTGTCAAAGGTTACGGTAGTCGTTCCAGTCAAGGTTGGAGCACTTCCCACATACAGAGGGTCTTTTGCTACAAAAAACATATAGGCCGGACTTCCTGCTGGATAACCTACAAACAAATCAAAGTTTACGTCCAAAGTACCAACGAAATCAAAGTTTGTAGAGCTGGCTGTTCCATCTACCCAATAAGCATAGAAAGACTCGATAAAGTTTGCCATTGTTACCGAAGCGGTAACTTTTGCTGTGGCTGTTACCCCAGCTAAGATGAAAGTTGCTCCACTGGTGAGAGCTATATTAGTCGCACCACCAGCATTCGTGATGTAGGCACTAGCCATGTTTCCTGTAATCTGCCTACCGATAAAGTTCAAGGCTGAGAAAAGATAACCTTTTGCTGTAGCTCCGCGCCCACTATCTGTTTGGTAACTTACAAAAGCTCGCTCGGTAGGGCTAGTTGCGATAGGGTCTAAGGTAATAGGGTTGTCTGAAGTTTCAGTAACTCCTGATAAAGGAAGGTAAGGTTGATTGCTTAATACAACTGGGACTCCTTCGGTAGTCTCTAGGGCTACACGAAGCAAAGTTGCTGAATTTAAAATTTGACTGGTTTTCATTAAGTTCTCCTAGAAAGGAAGGTAAAGTAAAAAGGAAAAAGTTTATTCTTCCTCGAAGGAAGGCTCTTCTTCATTTACGTTTTCGGGCTGTAGCACAGGATCTGGAAGAACCTTGACTTCAGGTTGTGGGGACAGTTGCTCTTGTTTAAGGTCAGATATGAATCTCATTTTTATTTCCTCATTGAAAACGGTTGTTTAATTGCAAAGTTACATCTACTCTATAAAGAATTGAATCTTTATCTAAGCTCTGGAGGACATCCCCAATTCTTAATCTGGTTACTCCATTAAAGTAAACTTCTTGGAGGTAATCGGAGAGGGAAGATAGTATTTGATACTCAGAGAAGGTATCTCTTTTTCCGCCAATGAGAAGCTTGGCGATCATGTATCTAGTATCCCCTTCAGCCACCTCATTTATATAAGTTTTTGGGGTTTGAGAATCTAAGACAGAATCCTTAGCTATATAAAGAATATCTGGGGTCATAGTCAAGACTATAAGTTTTCCAGTATTTTTTAAAGCTTCAAGGTCTTGCTTAAGGTCTGGCCTTGGCTCAAGATAAAGCCAATTAAGTTGAGCACAAAGTTCTTTGAAGAAATCCTCTAAATTCATAATTTAAGCCAAGAAACAAAAGAACATGGAATATGGACTTGTGGTGGAGTTCTCTCCACCTTGTTCACAATAAGATTAGCATACAAAAGTTGAAGCTTGTCTTGCAAAACTATCAAAGTTTGGCCTTCATAGAATAAAGAAAAGTCTTCTTCTGCCAGAGTCAAATAGAAAGAATCGACTTTTGTCTCAGACTCCGTTTCTTCAAAGTAATCAGCCATTCCCCAAGTCAAAGGTTCTCCAGCTTCAATAGCTTCAAGAGAAAGGAAAATTTCTTTTCCTATGTTTGGGTTCTTAAAAAGAGTTTTCATATTAATCATTATACAGTCTTCTTATACGCTGTTCAAATTTGATTCTGGAAAGAACTCTTCTGGAAAGCATAAGCATAGCCAGAGGAGGAGCGTAAATTTTATAGGTTGGCAGTCTTTTTCCTTTATCCCAAGTCTTTGCTTGCAACCTTACATAAACCCCAAGAGGCGTTGAAGCTTTAGCATTCGCGCGATTTGTTGGAGAATACATAAATCCTTTTAAGCCTTCCGCTCTGCTTAAAGTTTTCTTCTTGCCTTTAACAACAACCAGTTTTGCCTTGCCTGCCTTTAGAATCTTTGCTCTAGTGGATACCATAGTCGAAGTTTTTGCAGGTTTTTCTTTATACTTTCCTCTCTTAACAGAAGCTTCGTTAATAACACTTCCAACTGAAACTCTTTGCTGTTCAACGAAGAAATCTGTCAAAGGTACAGAACGTACTTCAAGTTCAATCTTTGCCCTTATTGTACCTCTAGTCCCACCAGATTTCCTACTAAGGTCAGTAACCTTAGTTATCTGCTGAAAACCTCGCAAACCAGACGAGTTGACGAAAGTATTAGATGATGTTTTTTGCCAATCTTCCACTAAGGAATGAAGATTTTTATTAAAAGTTTCTCGCAAAGAAGTCTTTCGAGCTTCATAGGCCATAGATATTCCAGCAAGATTTCGTATATTTATTGAAGCCATAACTTTTAATAAAAAGAGGGGGAGGATTACTCCCCCTTAAAAACGCACCACACCTCACCCTTTTGGAAGTTCTTTAAAGTCTAACCTGTACGATAAAAAATCAATGCATTTGGAGAAACGTTCGGATATAAGAAACCACGGAACATGATTGACCCTTCCCGCGCCCCACTTTCACTTTCTTCATATATGTTCACTGGAAACATTACTTGCATGTTGCGTACACGTTCAAGTTGTACCCAAGTGAACTGACGGGCAATTGTTGGAACAGAGCAAATTGGAAAGCAGTGTGGGTAGTCTGGAACAAAGTCCAGATCAGTGCCAGCATCAAACCAGTTTCTGTACTTGACAGAAGTTCCAGCGTAGACTGGAATCAAAGCCCAGGCATTTGAGCGATCATGGACATAACCAATTCTTGACCAGCCTAGGCGTTTCAAGTAATCTGGAACATCCATCAAGGCATTGCCGCCTATTGTTTGCAGAGTTGTGACCGCAGAGTCTTTGTAGTTTGTTTCAAAGTCTGTGACATAAGCTTCGTAGGACTTAGTATCCATTACAAAGTGCTTAACTCCACCTGCGCCATAGCGTTTGCTTGTCGCAATCATTGCTTGAACATCTTTAAAAGGTTCAGCACTTGCGTTGATGGTTGTTCCATCAGATTGAACCCAACGCAAACCAGTCATGCCAGAGGCCGTAAAGTCTACGAAAGGTGTGTCATCAGTGCCAAGGTTTGCTGTCGCTGTAATAGCCTTCCGGTCAAAGGTTTGAACTTCTTCCAGCGCACCTTCTTCCGAAACAACAATGCTTGCCGTTTCAATCAAGTTCATTGCACTTACTTCAAACGCATTGTTCAAAGCTTGCTTGCCAAACTGCATACGAGCTTGCCAAGCTTGCGCCGCTTGAGTTTCCGCATCAACTTGACCCATAGCTTGCCCGAAGATGGTGCTGGTAAGCTTCATACGTTCATACTCATCCATCGTAACATCATGCAGAGGGATTTTCAAAGGGAAAGGTTTGACGAAAGACAACACTTGACCTTTGCCATCAATCATAGGAACTTTTCCGCGCGGGCTGACGCGAGGAGCGGCAACTGGCATGGTTAAGACATTCTGCTTAATGGGTAAAGGGTTTTGATCTGTGTACCCTCTGTCTGTTAGAACATCTTTAATTAAAAAGTCCAGAGAAGGATTCTCTGGGTTAGTGTATTCCCGATTACACAAAGCAGCCAAGGTGAATAAGGCTGCTTGGTTAATCTGGCCGATAAGAGGTAAAGCCATTTGGATTCTCCAAAGTAAGTTAAAAGTAGTTCAAGCTTGAGCCAAAGCTTAAGAAACCAAAGAGCTAAGGGAGTTATAACATTCAAATCTTGTTCCCAAAAACGCTGAGGACAAAGCTTCAAAGTTGTACAAGCCCATAGCAGCCATATCTGGAAGTTCCCCATTGACCATAAAATCTTCTGAATCTGGTTCAACAAACAAAGCTGGAAAGTCAGCATAGAACTCAGCCTCAGTGTAAACTGGAACAGACTTGATAGCTCCAGTTGTGTCTGCGTCAGTCGCCAAAATTCCATGCACAACAGCACTGCTTAAAGCTGTGTTTACAATAGCAGCATGGCTCGACAGATCAACTGGAGAACTTGCTGTGTCAGCCAAGGTAAAGGTCAAAGTTGACTCATTAACGCCAAGACGAGAACTTACAAACATCAAGCTCTTGTTTGCAGTATCAACCAGCGTGTGCCAGTTGTCGAAAGTTCCGCTCGCTGTAACAGTTCCAGTCAAACCACTTGCCGTCAAGATACTTGCTGCCGTCGCGCCAGGAGTTGCCGCCGCAAAGAAAGTCAAGATTGAGGAAAGGTTCAAGATTTCATCAACTGAGCTTAAAGTAATACCTGCGATAACCAACTGCACAACCTTAGTTGCGGTAGCCGTCAGAGCGTCAGTGTCAAAGGTCAAGACATTGCTCTCACAGAAACCTGAGTGTGGAACGAGGACTGCACCAGAGCGAGTTAAGAGAGTTCCGGCTTTAAGCTTATGGTCGGCTTCAATCGGCAAGAGTTCATGTTGCCCACATATAATTCCAATGGGGTTGTTCATGTCCAAACGAAAACCTCCAGCAATCTCGCTGGTTGGTTTTGGTTTTTGATTCCATTTTAGTGCTGTGTTCATTTCTAACTCCTAAGAGTAAAGTTTAAGTTTAGTGCCGTTTCGCTTTTGCTCTTAGCTTACTGAGTTTTTTGCGGAAACAGCATAGCGGAAAGTTTGGCCATAACACCATCTTTTTGATCGTCCCCAGCCATTGCGTCTTTGTTTGAGAAAGGAGAACCTTGTTGCTCATTAACGGTGCTTCTGTCAGCCGCCGCAACCAAACCTTGCATAGCTTTTGAGGCTTGTTCTTTGTTCAAACCCCAAGAGCCAACCAAAGTGATTTGTTCAGCCGTAGCTTTCAAACCTTGCCCAATGGTAAAGAGTTCTTCGGCAGTCGCCAAGGCTGAGGCTTCTGTTTTAGTAGATTTAATGTCCTCCAAAGCTGGAGCTTGTGCTGCTGCTTCGCCAGAGAAAGCTTTACTTGCTTTCAAAGCTGTTGCCAAGCCTTCCACAAAGCCTGCTTGAGCTAAGTTTTGTTGAAAGAAGCCAGAGGCAACTCTTGCAATCTCTTGAGCTTGCGCGGTTTGTTCTGGAGTTAAGACAACAGCCGGAGCTTGTTTCTGGGATTGAGCGTTGGTGGTTGCTGGATTTGAGCTTCCGCCATTGCCAATGTTAAACATTTGGCTTAGTGTTTGCATATCGGTTTCCCCAAGGGTTTTTAAAACTTCCTCCAAGGAAGAAGCGGTTAAGTCATAGAGAAGAGTTTCTTCTTCCCCGTTTACGATGAATGAAGCCCCATCGAGAGCTTTTATTTCATTAGAGATTCCAGCTCTGCAAGACTCCATAAATTTGTTTAAGATTTCAAAGTATTGATCTGATGAAGTCTTCAAAAGTGTTTCAATCTCCGCTGGAGTATACTCCTGCCCAGAAAAGCCTGTTTGCTTCTTCTTGTGCGTTGCGTAGAAGTAACTCAGGATGCCTTCTTTCTTCAAAGCCTCTCTATTGTCTGAGAAGCCAGAAGCTACAGCCAAACTTCCAAGTTGCGTTGCCGGTAAAGCTATAATCTTTGAACTTCCGACCACAAGCATGTAAGCTGCGCTGCAACAACTTCCAGTTACAATCGTGATTACTGGAATTTCTTTGTTAAGCTCTTTAAGGCTTGCCGCCGCAGTGTAAAGCCCAGAAACATCACCACCGTCAGAGTTTATCTTAACAACTACAAGCTCTGGAGGCATGTCCCAAGAATAGATCGTATCTCCTCTTTCCAAAGCTTGAGCAAAGGTTTTCTTTTGCTCAAGTAGGTAGGAAACGGCAGAACTTACTCTACTGTATGAGCAGGAGGAAAGGTCACCTTCAATTCCAAATGTACTAAGTCTAGCCATTAGATTTCTCGTTTAAGGTTTAAAGATATTGCTTGTAGATATTTAGTCTAATTGTGGTTTAGATAAGGTCTCTTTTTTAACTTCGGCTCTAACTTCGTCTTCTGCCTTAGCTTCTTCTCTATCCAAATCTACAGAGAGCATTTTTTCTATTTTCTTACTAAGTAAAGTTTCAAATAGAAAAATAGCCCTGCTACCCATGTGACCGGAGATACCAACAAAAGCCGACGTAAGAAGTTCATTAATTCCAGCGGAATGGCAGAAGAAGTAAGTCAACATCCCAACAAAGCCGCTAATGAAGATTTCTCCAGCCAATTCTGTTATTGAGAATCTACATTTTCCTTGCTTAATCTTTCCTATGTAGGAGGCAATCCCTCCGCAAGAAGACCAAGAAATAATCCACCCATAAGCATAAAGATTTTCAAGAAGATCAGGCTTGTCCATGTTAATCCTTTCTAGTTTGTGTTTGTATTTACGGGAGCGGAAACAGCAGTGTTAAGTTTTGCTTGCAGTTCTTCCCATTTCTTTTGAATAGGAGAATTGAACTCGTTTGGGTCAACATCAAGTTCATCATAAACTTGAGAGATCGGCATTATGTGCTCGTTTAAAGCAACCTCATAAGCTCTCATAAGTTCAAGAAAGTTTGCTATCGCATTCCTTGGATACCTTGTTACACACTTAGGTCGAACTTGTTCTGGGTGCAAAACAAGCATACTTTCAACCCACCAATCACGAACTTGATTGAAGAACTGAGGCTCAGTGATTGTGCTTCGGAACAAGCGAACCTTTCCATCAATAGAGATAAGACCAGCTCTCATGCTTGAGTAGTTGAACTTTGTGCAATCCCCGTCAACTTGAAAGCTTATACTATACAAACAGGTTGCAATTTGTTGTTGAATGGAAGAAAGCATATCGTTGATACCTTCCTTAACCCCTTGTGACTGGAGCAATGTAATCTCGCCAGCTCCGTGGATGACGCTTCCCCCATCAGTCTCATAGAAGTTTACTTCCTTCTCAGTTTCAAGCTTGCCATTCTCACCAACGAACTCCGTATCTTTGCGAACGCCCTTACCCACATTCGTGAGGGGATTTTGCTTGATGCCCCCAAGAGAGCTTGGCTCTTTCTTCAAAGCGTAAGCAAAGCTTGCAGAGTTTATACTTTGGGTAAGGACACTTTGCTGCAAGTCCTGCCTGTTCCAAGCATCAATACATATTGGAGTCATGAGAGGAAGACCTCTCTTCATGTCTGGGAAGGTTTTCTCCCAAAGATGAACCATCTTTTCCTTTGGATAAACATTGTAGCCATATGGATACTTTTCGAGAGCTTTGAAAACAGCTTTTTGATCTTTCTGATAAGGGAGAACAAGGTATTCTTGCGCCTTACCATTGGCAAAAGCTATCCCATTTATAACCATGTCTGGCAGATGTGTGAAAGTCAATGGCACGTTTGATGAGGGAATTGCTTCCAACTCAAAAGGAACAAACTCATTCTCTGTTGAAGCCACTCTTCTTGCAAAGAACTCTCCCTCAACCGCAACACATCTTGAAGCCATTGTCTGCATTGAGTCGAAGTTCCCATATCCATCATAAGGAACTTTGTCTTTGAATACTTTCCAAGCCTCAGCCCAAAAGGGAATCTCCTGGCCTTCCTCATCTTGGAAAGAAGAATCAAGAATCCCAATGTTTGTGGCGAAACTTTTGACTGCGTTTTGAACAATAACATCATTCCAATATAGATGTCTGGCGCGGCTGCGAATGAAAGCAAGTTCTCTTGTAACAGCATCTTCAAGATCAGAAGTTATAACTTTTCTGTGCTGTTGTTTGAACTCTCTCGAAGCCGCAACAAAAGCTTTGGACTGAAAGATTCCACTTAAGTAGTCTAAAGGATTCATCATCTTCTCCCTGTGAATACTAGAGGAACGGCCATTGAAGCTTTGGAGAAGTCTACTGGACTGGAGTCTGTTTCTTCCAAGCTTGCAATCTCAGCAAGGGTTGACCTTTTCCAAGCAGAAAGAAGCTCCATTGTCTTTGTTGAGTCTCCATGTTTGACCACAGTCTTTCCGTATTGAGTTTGAACTTCAATACTGGCAAGATGACTGTTATTTAGAACGTAGGAAATTTGCTGCTCTATAATGACAAGCTGCGCTCTAAGTTCTGCAAGACTAGGCATTGATCTCTCCAAAGGCTTTCAAATAATCTCTTTCTCTTTCTCTAAGCTTCGCCCAACTCGCAGAGTAAATTTTATTTTCCAACTTATAGGCAACTTTTGTCAACTCAACTTTCAAGAAAGGTAAGAAAATATCTACTGCCTTTTTAAAACGAACACAGTTAGATAGGTAGAAAAATACTTGGCTTTTGTAAAAAAGTTCTTTTCCAAAGTAAAGGCGAATAGAGAAAAGAACTTCCAGAGTATTGCTTATTTCAGCGTAAGCTAAAAAGTCTTCTTGAAGTTCCTTTTCTAAGAACTGGATGATTTGAGCCTCAAGTAAAGAGGAAGCTTCTTCTTTAGTCAAAGTCATCGCTGGATTTAAAGTTTCCGATCCATAGCCAACAAGCAAACATTCCTTTCTAGGATGTGGAACAGGGGTTTCCCTGAACTCCCAATTAGCAAGAATAAAGCTTTTAATTTTAGCTAAACTTGACATGATTAAAAGAGGCTATACCTTAAAGTGATTTGTTAGTAGGGTTTATTATACCTTATATATATGATGCGCACATTAACTTTTTAATTCAAGCCGTCAATAATCTAAAATTTCCCCCTGTCAAATTAATTTTTTTACCTTATCTCAAACCTTTGTCCAACCTATCCCAATCTTGCTCCGAGTAATTAAATATACCATCCTTTGTAGCTAACCAGAAGTTCATCTTCACGCAAGCCAGAGCTTCCATTCTTCTTCCAGAAGGCAACTCCCACTTGAAAGAAGAAACTCCCCTGCTTGTGAAAGGGACAAGAATACAACCTGTCATTTGATTGAGGAAATCCTCTCTCTCAAAGTGTGTGAAGTGAAGAACTTCAGTTTTCTTTGCTTCTCCACTTAGGTCTTTCTTTGTCCTATTCTCAAGATATTGTAAAACCTTACTCTGACAAGCATGAGTTCCCATTTGATAAGGAATGATGCCATAGCTTTCTGCGATAGTTTTCTCCTTTGTTTTGAAAGAGAAACTTGTAGCTTGATTCGGCACTGCAAAGATAGGATCATTTGAAAAACGGAGCATGTTTACTCCTCGCACTGCGTAGATTGGTTGGAAACCTTTCTCTTTTACAAATGCACAGAAGTTGTAAACATACTCTGCTGTTATACCGTCTTGACAATCTATAGCCACGCCGTTATAGTTCAAAGTAAGCCCGCTTATGTGTTTAACTCCCTTCTTTATAACTTCCCAAGCTTCCAACCAAAGAAAGCTGTCGAAAGAGCCGACTTCTCCCCAGATTTCAAACCAATCCACAGTGTAGACATTGTTGCCTCTTCCAATTACATTGATGACAAAAGCCAAGCGATCTCTTTGTACGTCGATTGAAAGATAAGGGATAAGAGCTTCATAAGGAGCAACTCCCGCTTCATAGGTACTGTAGAAGTTCTGCAAAATCTCCTCGGTGATTGATAGCTTTGCAGTCCTGTAAGGCCAGCCATACATGTTATTGAAAACTGTAACCATCAAACCTTCATTCCCTTTCTCCAGCGCATACATTGCGGCAAGAATCTTCTTGCTCATTTCCACAAAGTTGCTTTCCTTCAAGGGAGACATACATTCGCTTCCTCGAAAGCCAAAGATTTCCGTGATCTCTGGATTCATTGGATGCCAGCCTTTGGAAAAAGTTCCTGTATGATCGACGAAGCCGTAAGCTTTGCCTGCAAGGATGTTCTTATTCTTTTCATCGAAACTCCACTCTCCCTTGCACTCTGGACAAACCCACTGCACCGTTACTGGGTCGAACTTTCCAAACTGCTTATGCTCGCGCCCATCTTTCCAGAAACCCCAACGAAAGTTCTGAAAGAAAGTGTAGTCCATTGGAATGAGCGAGAAGCAATGGTGGCATTCTGCTTTGAAGACCATGTCATTGGAAGTCGCCATAAGCTTTCCAATCCGGCTTAAGCCTTCAATGGTTGGAGTTCCCCCAACTATAAACTTCCTCAAAACAATTGGTACGTTCTTCATCCTCTCCAAGATGATGCCAAGAAGATCGCCCTCTGCATTAACCTCTGCAACATGGTTATCAGGCTCTTCCAGAATGATGATTGGAGCATTTGTACTTTTAATGTTGGTTATGATGCGCGTGGAGATGTAGCGCATGAAGCCGCCAAAGTATGTGATGTGATTCCAGGGAATCTTCGACGCACTTAAACCAATGTTAATGATTGCGGTAAAACTTGGTATCCCACTGATGAAAGGTCTCCACTGATCTTTGTCGAACTTCCTAGCTGCGTCAATTGTACCAAAGCAGAAGAGAATGTTCCTAGGCCATTCTTTAATTGTCTTGCAAATCCAAATCAAGGTCGCTGTCGTCCAACCAAACCTTGCAGACTTTATACAATATATAATTGGAATGTATGGATTGTCCAAACAGTTATAGACGTACTCCAAGCTCGGAAATACGAGAGCATCAAACTTCCCCGTCTTGACTGTGGAAACGTCCATACTCAACCGAACATGTTCGCTTGCCCACTTTATACTCTCAAGGGTTGAGAGCTTCTTATAAACTCCAAGAAAGACCTCTCCAAGAAGTTTCTTCGCACTACTCAATTCAAGATTCATTGTCTTTTCCTTTTACCAAGTTAAGAGATTCCCAACCTACAAGGATTATAAATTCATGAAAGGCGCAAGGAGGTCTACATACAACACTTGGACTTACCTCACCATCAGCCCCAACTAAATGTGGATTTAAGACTAACTTACTTTGACATAAAGGACAAATTACTATAGCCGTTCTGCGTCCTTCATGGATACAAGGTTTATAAGTTCCGGCTTCTCGTGTTTCACTAAAAGTAAAGATTCGTCTAACTTTAAACGAAGTTAAAATAGAAGTTTTCATAAAAGTTCTCCTTCTCCAAAGGTGTTAAGGGCTGGGTCAATCATTGCTTCCTGAGCTTCTTCTATCTCTGCAAATGTACTATTTAAGTCTTCCATTATCTCGTTCATCTCTGCTTCCGAAGTTTCAAATTCCTTCAAATATCGCTCGGCCTCCATCTTACTTTCATAGGAAATCTGCCTTCCAATCTTTATAAGTTCTTCCAAACAATCGTTTGCATGAGGGAGAAAGTCTGGGAAAAACATCACCGCCGCTCGGATTTGATTTGCAATGTTGCCGTGGGCTAGAGAAAGCAGGGGCATCAGGACATCCAAGTTTATATATTGATCGCTGCTTTGCTTATTTGCTTGCCTAAGCTTTGTTGTCTCCTCCATAAGCTTAAGAAGCTCCAGCTTTGACTTAAGATTTTGTATCTTAAGCATTGCAGCTTGAAGTTCTTCTTGTTGAGAACCCATAGGCACTGGAGGGTTCTTTCTTCCCTTCCCCCCAACCTTGTAAGAAATGTACTCTCGCACAATTTCCATGAAAGGTCTCTCGTCATGTTTGCCCGCCCCCATATAGTCTAGGACTTTCTGAATGTCTGCTGGGTCAGACTTAAGAAGGTTGGTGAAAGCACTTCTCTTGACGTAGATGCCGTTGAGAAGGTTCTCTGTTTGAGCCGCAGACATTTGATGAATTAAAGCCGCGACTTCTGCGAATTGTGTGTGACTAACTGCCATGAAATTTCCTTAAATTTTGAACGCAAAAAAGCCGGATAAGG